AGCGCTTTGAAAAAAATTTCTAAAAAATGGAACTAATGGAACTCTTTGGAACTTTTAAAGTGATATTATGGTATTGTCAGCAAGTACGGTAAAGCGGACTGATGACTCCTTTAATGTTTAACGGTATCAGGGCGGGAAGCTGGTGATCTCCTCTTTGCGTTATTTAGTTCAATCCCTGGTGCCGTTATTTAGATTTTTAGTGTAGTGGTAACACAACAGACTCCAAATCTGTTATCGTGGGTTCGATTCCTGCAAAGTCTGTGAGAGGTCTTGCATTAAGTCACACAAGCGTGTGGCTTTTTTTGATTACTAAAAAGGTGGTGATGATATTGGCGAAGAAAACGAAGCGTGGTAGGCCGACCAAGATGACCCAAGGGACACTCCGGAAATTAGAAGAGTTGTTTGTGAGAGGTTTAAGTGACGAAGAAGCCTGTCTTCTAGCTGATATAGGAACCACAACTTTATATGATTACTGCAAGGAAAATCCTGAATTTTCGGAGCGAAAAGAGCTACTTAAGCAACGTGTTAAAATACGAGCTAAACTTAATATATCAAAAGTAATTGAAGACGGTGATACAGACTTGTCAAAATGGTACTTAGAGCGTCGAGATAATGATTTTAAGGCAAAACAAGCAGTCACACACGGCGGAGAAATAGCTGTTAATCAAGTAAATCCATTCGCTGGTCTATCAACTGAAGAATTAAGAAAGTTAATTGCTGATGGATAAAGCAGCACTCAAGAGACAAGCGCAGCTGGAACTTGCACGTCGTAATTTCTTTTACTACTGCCAACTTATGGCGGGAGATTTCTACAAACCAGAAAGAATCTATTTAAAACAGTTGTGTGACAGTTTTCAAAACTTCATGTCTGACGACGAGCATAATGTGTTGATCATCAATATCGGCCCACGTCACGGAAAATCTCGTACGGCTGGCATGTTCGTACAGTGGATTTTAGGAAACGACAATAGCAAGAAGATCATGACAGGTTCATACAATGATACACTGTCAACAGTATTTTCAAAATCTGTTCGAAACGCTATTCAGGAAGAAAAGGCAGACGATTCCATCACGGTCTTTTCTGACATATTCCCAGATACCAAAATCAAGCGTGGCGATGGAGCTATGAACCTGTGGTCACTGGAAAAAGGTTGCAACAACTACTTGGCGACCTCACCAGGCGGGACCGCAACAGGTTTCGGCGCGGATGTCATTATTATAGATGACTTGATTAAGAGCGCCCTGGAAGCCAATAATGCGACTATCCTAGAGGGTCATTGGGAGTGGTTTACAAATACTATGCTATCGCGTTTGGAGGAAGGCGGTAAGCTCATTATTATTATGACACGCTGGCATTCTGAAGATTTAGCAGGTAAGGCTTTGAGTAAGTTGACCGAATCTGGGTATAGCGTCAAGCATATCAGTATGCGGACCTACGATGAAGAAACAGACTCTATGTTGTGCGAGGATGTTCTGAGCAAAGAGTCTTATTTCCGCAAGGTCAAAGCTATGGGTGCCGATATTGCTTCGGCTAACTATCAACAAGAACCTATCGACATTAAAGGTAGATTATACAGCGAGTTTAAAACCTATGTAGATAGACCAATATTTAAGCGTATTAGCGCCTATACTGATACGGCAGATACGGGTAAGGACTATCTAGCTAGTTATATCTACGGAGAAACGATGGATAAGGAAGCTTATATCTTAGATATCTTGTTCACGAAGGAGCCGATGGAAGTGACAGAACCTTTATTAGCGAGGAAATTAGTCGAGAACGAGGTCAATCTATGCTGGATTGAATCAAACAACGGTGGTCGTGGTTTCGCTCGTAATGTCGAACGATTGATGAGAGAAAATCATGGTACAAATCAAACAACGGTCAAATGGTTCCATCAGTCAAAAAATAAGCAGGCTCGCATTTTAACAAATGCAACTTGGTTGATGGAGCATGTCTATTTTCCAGATGGGTGGCGCAACCGTTGGCCAGAGTTGTATAAAAGTCTTATGACCTATCAAAGAGAGGGCAAGAACTCCCATGATGATGCACAAGATGCTTTGACAGGTATAGCAGAGAAGATTACAGCCAATTCGGGTTGGCTTGTATAGGAGGAATAATGTTAGAAACGAATAATATACTAAAACTAGTTGCTGAAGTAAAAAAAATGATTGCTGATGATCGTGTAAGCACTCTAAAAAAAGATATGCAAGTTAGCATTGATTACTATAATGGATTACATGATATTAGAGATTATAGACTTTTCTTTTTCAACAACGAAGGTCAAGTTGTAGAAGAGAAGAATCGAAGCAATACAAAAATTGCTCATCAGTTCTTTACTGAGTTAGTGGATCAAAAAGTACAATACTTGCTTTCAAATCCTATTGAAATTTCAACAGAAGATGCTGAATTGCAAAAATATTTGAATGAGTATATAGATGAAGATTTTCAACTCATGTTACAAGAACTCGTTGAAGGAGCAAGTCAAAAAGCTATTGAGTATGTTTTTTGGAAAAAAGGTGCAGACAACCGTATCAGTTTTAAAACTGCTGACGCTTTTAAAATAATACCGATTTACGATGCATTTTACAACATTGAACAAGTAATCTATTATTACGATGATGAAATTACGATTGAAAATAAGAAAAAAACCGTGACTAAAGTCCAGCTCTGGACAAAAGAAGAGGTTTTTTATTTTGTGCAAATTGAAAACGGAGATTTAAAATTAGATGATTCTATCAAAATTAATCCCTCTCCGCACATAATCGCAAAAAACAATAGTGAGCTATTTGGAAAAAGTTACGGCCAGGTGCCATTCCTATGTTTAGAAAACAATCGACAAAAGAAAAATGATTTAGCGCCTATCAAGGATTTAATCGATGATTATGATTTGATGGCATGTTCTCTATCTAATAACTTAATCGATTTTGATCACCCGATTTATGCTGTCAGAGGCTTTGAAGGTGATAACCTTGATAACCTAGTTACTAATTTGAGAACAAAAAAAACTGTTGGTGTTGGGGAGAATGGAGGTATCGAAGTTCATACTGTTAATATTCCTGTTGAAGCACGTAAAACAAAATTAACTATTGATAAAGAGGCCATCTATAAATTTGGCATGGGCTTCGATAGTTCTCAGACAGGTGATGGAAATATCACTAACGTTGTTATCAAATCGAGATACAGCTTACTTGATTTAAAGTGTAATAAAACTGAAGTCCGACTGCGGAAAGTCATTAAGAGAATGCTAAAACTTATTGTAGAGAATATAAATGAGCTGCATGAAAAGGCTTTTGATGCGTCGACAATCACTATAACAATCACCCGCGATGTTATGGTTAACAAGACGGACAATGCGACAACTGAGAAGATTGAAGCTGAGACTAAGAAGATTCTTGTGGATAACATCATGACAGCTTCTACCCGATTGGATGATAAGACTGTACTAAAAACTTTGTGTGAAATCTTAGAAGTGGATTTTGAAGAAGTCGAGCGCTTGCTTGAGGAAGAGGGTTATAAAGGAGATTTCAATCAGAATTCGGAGGTGACAGATGACGGAGTTGAACAGATTTCAGCGGGAAATAGAGTTCCTACTGAAGAAAGCTGATAAATCAACGGATAGACGGCTCTATGACCTCTACATTGATACGATTAAAGACTTGAAAAAATCCTTGCTGGTAGATTATCAGCGAATCGGAGAATTAAAATCGTCAGAAAGACTCAAATTGAGTCAAATGACAGCACTTTTGGAACAACTGGAGCGATCCTCTAGTGAGCTAAAAAAAGAACTTAAAAATGAAATCACAGGCAATCTAATACATACGGGACAGATAGCTTATAACGAGTTATTCTATGAGTATGAGACTAGCCATGCTGGGATTAACTTTGCTCTTCTGAAAGAAGACGAACTCAGGACTATTATAGAAACACCTATCGCTAATTTTAAATTATCCGAACGGTTAGATGACGGGGTTGTCGAACGGTTAAAAAGCAACATCAAGGACGATTTAAACCGTATTTTTTTGAACGGAGATAGTTATGCGAAGGCTGCTGCGAGATTGGCTGAACAGGGTTACAGTTCCTATCGTCGTGCTATTATGATTACTCGAACAGAAGCCGGGCGGGTTCAGGCTGTTGCTAGGGAAAAAGCACAAGTAGAAGCTAGAAAACTTGGTATTGATTTTGATAAGGTTTGGGTAGCTACTCTGGATGGTCGTACTAGACACAATCACGCAGAATTGGACGGTGCCAAGGCTGACAAAGACGGTTACTTTGAGATTAACGGTCTGCGGACCAAGCAACCGCATATGTTTGGTTTTGCAAGCGAGGATGTCAACTGCAGATGCCGGACAATATCAAGACTTAAAGATGATAAAACCCCGCTTTTAAGACGCGATAACGAAACTGGCGAGGTTGTTGAGTATCGGAATTATCGGGATTGGGAGAAAGCCACCTTAGAACACAGATTGGCGACAAATGAGAGAAAATCAATTGATAATCGGCTGTATCGTAAATATCATATTGATAACAGTCAAACCAAGGATATATCAACAGAAACTTTGAAATCTGTGAATGAAAGCCTAGACAAATTGATGCAAAAGCACAAAGGAATCAAGCCGTACTTAAAAAAGGTAACTTTTACTGATAGCTTAGCTGATACTACTGCAAGTGCTGGAATAAGATTCAATAAAGGAAAAGCTGAATTTTCTATCAAGTTGAATCATGAACATTTTAAAAAACCGGAAACGATTCAAAAGTTAATAGATGTTCGTGTCGCAGATGGTGAATGGACCCCTAAGAATGGTATTAACGGTATTCTTGAACACGAAGTTATCCACTTGCGAGAATACAAAGCAATTGTAAAGAGATACGGGACTTTGAACGGTACAAATACAGAGGCTCAAAAATCTAAAATAAGAAAGGCATTTGCTAATAACGAACTACCAAAAGAAATCAAAGAAACAGCGCTAAAAAACTTACAAATTCCTGATGAAAATGCTATAATTGAATCAAGACTAGGTAGGTACGCCACAGAAAATGCAGCTGAATTTGTAGCTGAAGCATACTCAGACGCAAGTAATTCAGAGATAGCAATTGAAGTGAGACGATTAGTTGACAAGAAATGGAGGTGACCTTTATGCTCATTAGCCCTAGTTTGCAATTAGGACGCAGAGTTGAACGTTTGGATGATGGCTTTTGGCATGTAAAATCTGAGTACAAAGCTACTTGGACGAAAGGTGACCAGGATTTGTTAGACCGATGCAACGAAACAATCAAAGAGTATCGAAAAGATAGGTCTAAATTTGTTTTTGATGACGATATAGAATAAGCACCTAGAGAAGTCTAAGTGCTTTTCCTATATCCTAACCGTATGGAATCCCGTACGGTTTTCTTTTTGCCCAAAAAACTCGCCCGGCATGGCGTTAAACTGTTCAACATATTTCAAATTCTCGTGGTCGTCACACGTTAACTAGACGTAGAAGGAGAACGTATGAAACGTGATTTTTTAGTAGGACTTGGATTGTCCGAGGACGTTGTCAACCAGATTATGGTTGAACACGGGAAGTCTGTTCAAGGTGTGCAGTCGAAGCTTGACGAAGCGGAGAGTAAGCTCAAAGAAGCTAACAGTACGCTTGACACGCTGAAAAAGTCTAATAAGGACAATGAAGATCTGCAGAACGAACTAAAAACGTACAAAGAGAGGGTGTCACAACTGGAAGCTGATGCAAAAGAAACAACCAAGAAGCAGATCATCAAGGATGCTTTGGGCAATGTAAAAGCAACAGATGTTGATTATCTCATGTACAAACTAGGCGATGTAGAATTGGCAGAGGACGGTAGCATTAAGGACCTCGACAGTAAAATCAAGGACTTGCAAACAAACTACCCGACATTCTTCCAAATTCCAGAGCCAGAACAACCAGATAATGGTTTTAAGTCTTTGGGTGGAGCTGATATCCCACCAGGTGGGAAAATCGACCCAAATCAATCTATGGCTAATGAATTTAGCCAAGCGCTAGGATTAAGATAAAAAAGGAGAAAGTGAATTATGCCAAATACTCTTGAATACTCAAAAATTTTCCAACCTGCCCTGGATAAGCAAATCGTACAGGAATCAACAACGGGTTGGATGGAAGTTAACAGTAAGTTAGTCCAATACAACGGTGGTAATGAAGTCAAGCTTCCATCTATTGTGATGGACGGACTCGCTGATTATGATCGTAATACAGGTTATGTTGACGGTGCTGTAACACTCAAATGGGAAACCTACAAACTTACCCAAGACCGTGGACGTAAGTTCCAATTGGACGCTATGGACGTTAATGAAACAAACTTTGTTGCAACTGCAGGAACTATCATGGGTGAGTTCCAACGAACTCTGGTAGTACCAGAAATCGACGCTTACCGTTACTCAGCAATCGCATCTAAAGCTATTGGAGCCGAACAAAATCGTGCAGCAACAATTACTGATACAAACATCATGACCGAGCTTTTGAAAGATATTGCGAAAGTGAAAGAAGTTGTCGGAAATACTTCTAAACTAAAAATTGTTATGTCTGAAACCATGTTGATCAATCTTGGTCTTGACGAAAAAGCTGCTAAACGTATGTCGACAGTTAATACTGCCCCGGCTGGTGAGGTGGCGACTGTTATTACTAAAATTGACGGTCACGAAATCACTCCAACTCAGCAATCATTGCTTCAAACTGCATTTAAGTTCAACGACGGTAAAACTAGTGGACAAGAAAAGGGCGGCTTTGTAAAAGACCCCTCTGCTAAAGCTATTAACTGGCTTATCATTGCCGAAAATGCTCCAATCGCTATTTCTAAAACAGATACTGTGCGTGTATTTGATCCAATTACTAACCAACGTGCGAACGCTTGGGATATGGATTACCGCAAATATCATGATATTTGGATTCCTAAATCTAAAGAAAAATCAATTTTTGTCAATACTGTAGCTTAGGAGGTTATCTGTGCGCAAATTTAAACGACTGAATATCATTAAGGAAACGGATAGTGACTTGGTAGCTGACAGACTTTTAGAGGAAGGGTTTGAAGAAATCGTGGACGACAATGAACCAGAAGGTCTGTCTCGTGACAATGTCAAAGCTCAATTGGATGCAGCTGGCATCGAGTATGCTAAAAACGCAAAAACTGAAATCTTGCTTGAAATTTTAGAAGCATCAAAACCAGGGGAGTAGTCATCTACTCTCCTTTTTAATCGGAGGTATGTATGATTATTAGCCTAGACGAAGCACTAAAACTTGATGCAACTGCCACACAGGAAACTTGTGACGGTTTGGAAACTATGGTTCGAAAATTGACCAATAACAATTTTCAGTTGACTAAATTCCGGATCCTAGACTTGAAATTGTCAGAAAATACAATCAAGTCAAGCAACGGACGTATGGATGTTTTCCGTCCTGGAGACACAATCGAGATTAACGGAACAGATTACAATGACGGCTTATATGTCATTGAGAGCATTTCTGACGGCTTGATTACTGTCCATGGAAATTTTATCGCAGAAATCAATTCAGGAGCCATAGCAACGAAAATTAACTATCCAGCGGATGTTTTGGCTGGTGTGAAGAAGTTGATTGCTTACGATGTCAAAATGCGTGATAAAGCTGGTATCAAATCCGAAACAATAGCACGTTGGTCTGTGACGTACTACGATGTTACAGCAGCAGAAAGTTCAGAAGGCTATCCGGTCAGTCTACTTGGATTCTTAAATAAGTACAAGAAACTGAGGTGGTCATGATGATGGCATTTAATCTTCTAAAACCTACCTCTAATGGCGAGAATGAACTTGGCCAAGAAATCTGTGAACACAAGCAAGTTGCTGTGTTTTTGGGTTATATGGATATGCTGGACGGTAGTGAATCGACCGACAAACTAGCCTATATTGCAGATAGTACTCATGTCATTCTAACCAAGGACAGGACAGTCAATGCTGAAATCGAAGACAAGATTGAAGTAAATGGAAAAACCTATGAAGTGACCTATGTTGATGATCCGGTAAATATCGGGCATCATCTAGAAATCTATGTTAAAGGAGCCCATTGATGAAATTTGTTGATAATTCAACGACTGTCAAAAGAGAACTTGAACGTGCTGCAATTAGAGGCTTGATTAAGGCAGCTATGTTGGTAGAGGCTCAAGCTGTGTTACTGGTCCCTGTTGGTGAAACAGGCGATTTACGAGGTAGTATTGGCTATAAGGTTAATGAAAGCGAGTTGGTAGCTTATGTCGGCACAAACTGCGAATATGCGATTTATGTCGAATTTGGCACAGGAGAATTTGCTGAAAACGGAAATGGTCGCAAAGGTGGCTGGTTGTACCGAACACCTAAAGGAGAGGTCTATTTCACTTATGGGATGCCACCACAACCCTACCTAAGACCTGCCTTTAGACAAAACCAGAAAGCTATTAGAGACATATTAGCGGACTGCTTGAGAGACTTGGGAGGGTAGATGAAAGAAGTTATCAAAACAATTCTGAAAGAGCTGAAAAGTCTCAACGCTGAAAGTTACTACATCAAGAACAGCGCTAAGACTGTCAAATATCCTTACACAGTCTTTTCATTGAGTCTGACTAACATTGACCAACACGCAGACGGCTGTTATATGGATGTGGATATTTTTTGTGACAAAGGACTAGATCAGATTCAAATAGAAACATTATCCGAAAGCATCAAGATGCACTTTAGACATTTTGACAAAATGCTTGAGGATTGCTACATGCGAACGCAATTCCAATCGATGCAGACAGTACCAACAAATCTGGACAAACTGCAACGTCGGAACTTGCGTTTTTATATAAAAATAGATTGGAGAAAATAAATGGAAAAAACTGCTGTAAAGCGAACAGGCTACTCAGCCAATACACCAAAACATTATTTGATTAATGCTGGTGCAATCTATAAAAATTTAGAATGGAATGCAACTGGTGGTGAAGGGAGCAAAGGCCAATGGGAAGGTGAATTGCTTGGTGCAACTGCTGGAGGTAATAAGGTTACAATTGAACAGAATTACCGAGTAATTGAGATTGATGGTGTGTTTACTCCTGCAGTAGGCCAAAAGATCCTTGAAAGTCAAACGGCAAAACTGGAAACTAATGTCAAAGAATTGACAGCCGAAAACATTCGATTGTCAATCAATGGGAAGATTGCAGACTCAGACGGTGTAGATGCTCCGACTGGATATAAAGTGATTTCTGGTAAAGCGAAATTAGAAAACACTGATTATATCAAAAACTTGGGAATTGTTGGAACGATGTCAGGAACCAACGATCCAATCATTATCATTATTGATAATGCTTTGTGTACGTCAGGGTTGGATTTTGAAACAAAAGACAATGATGAAGCTGTAATCTCAATGACTTTCGAAGCACATGCTAATGAAGGGCAAGTTGACGATTTAAGCTTACCTTGTCGTATTTATTTCCCAAATATCAATTAGGAGGTTTTTATGTCTGAAAAACTAGAAATGCGTGAGTTGAATGGTGGAGATATCTTCACTATGTTATCTATTATTGGAAAACTTGATATCAAAGAGGAAGTTGTTGCACTGATTGAGCGTCAATATGCGACTGGGAAAAATGTAGTTCCTTTAGCTGATCATCAGAAAAAGAAACCTACCAAAAAAGAACAAGAAGAAGCGAGTCTTACCTATCAAAAACGCGGCATGGTGTTGGCAACGGATATTGGATTCGCTATTTTAAAACATGTTGGTGATGCTAAAAATGAAGTCAATAAATTCTTGGCCGACTTGACAGGCGCAAGTCAGAAAGAAATTGAGTCATTGAACATGGCAAGTTACACGAAGCTGCTTTTTGATTTTGGGAAAAAGGCGGAACTTAAAGATTTTTTCCAATCTATTGCTTCGCTATTGGATTAGGATTAAATAAGTTAAAAGATATACTTTTCAAGAGGTACGGGAATCCAGAGCAACTTTTAGAAAATCAAAATCTAAAAGAAGCTTTGGATTTTTTTATGTATTTACTTGATGAACAAGATAAAGAAGAACTAACAGACATTTGGAAATCAAAAGAAATAAATATGTCTTTAGCAGATTTTATCAAAAAATACTCTAAGAAAAGCTATATTGAAAAACAAAGTAAGAAGCAACAAACGATTAAAAAAGATAATGAAGCTATAGCTTTGGCTGAATCTATCTTGAAATTGCCAGGGAAAGGAGGTTAGAAAAGTGAATGTATTTGAACTATTTGGAAAAATTGGTATAAATAATAAACCTGCTAACAAAGCAATCGATGAAACGACAGGAAAAGCTGAAGGTGCTCATGGTAAGCTGTCAGTAATTTTTGAAAAAATTGGGAATCTAGCTGTAAAAGCTGGTAAAGTGATGGCCACTGGATTAGCAGTCGGTATTACAGCAATAAGCAGTTTAACTGGCGCTGCAGTTAAAAACTATGCTGAATATGAGCAATTGGTAGGTGGGATAGAAACACTTTTCGGCGCAGGCGGAAAATCTCTTGAAGAGTATGCCCAGTCCGTTGGCAAGAGTGTTGATGATGCATCTGCTGAATACGACAAGCTAATAAATGCACAAGAAGATTTGTTAAGTAAGTCAAAATTGGCATATAAAACTGCGGGCTTATCGGCAAATGAGTACATGGAAACCGCAACATCTTTCTCTGCCTCTTTAATCCAATCTGTAAAAGGAGATACTGAAAAGGCAGCTAAACTTGCAGATCAAGCTATCATCGATATGTCTGATAACGCTAATAAAATGGGTTCCTCTATGGAATCTATACAAAATGCTTATCAAGGTTTTGCTAAGCAGAACTACACCATGTTAGATAACTTGAAATTAGGTTTTGGTGGCACGAAAGAAGAAATGCAGCGTTTGCTTGATGAAGCTGGGAAAATCAGTGGAGTTAAGTATGATATTTCTTCATTTGCTGATATCACTGAAGCTATACATGTCATGCAAGTAAAAATGGGAATTGCAGGGACAACTTCGAAAGAGGCTGCTTCAACGATTTCTGGTTCCATTGGCATGGTGAAAGCGACCTGGAAAAACTTCTTAACAGGTATGTCAGACCCTGGGCAAGACTTTGGTGAATTAGTTGGCTCTCTAACGGAATCAATTGAAATTGCATTAGGTAATATAATACCGAAATTGGTTCAGGCTTTGCCAAGAGTTGTCAAGGGACTCTCTCAAGTTATTCAAATTTTAGGGAATTATTTACCTGATCTTCTTAGTGCTTTATTGCCTGGACTTATAACTGGTGCGACAGAACTACTTAGCGAGTTAGGTTCTTCTTTGCCAAGGCTTTTTTTAATTTTGTTCGATGACTTACTTCCTCAAGTATCTCAGGCTTTTGTTACATTTTTAGAAAAAGTTTTTTCGCTACCCGAAGGAAGCCTCAAAAATCTTACAGAGGGTTTAAATTTAGGATTTGCCACTATCAGTTCAATGTTCGATGTACTTTTTGGCTTCTTGAGTGAAAAAGACAACATTGATATGTTGACGAAGTTAGGGATGGATCCTGGTACTGCTCAAACAATTATAACTACAACAGTTCAAATTGGAGAAAGTTTCAGGTCAGCATTTGAAACAGTAATAACTCTTGCCTCTGATGGAGCAGGAAAAATCGCTGATTTCTTTGAGTGGTTTCAAAAAGGAGGACCGGCTGTTGACGCGTTCAAATCAGCGATAGTCGGAATCACTGCCGCATGGACAGGTTACAAGGTCATTACTGGTACAATACAAGCGATTGAAACCGCACGGAACACACTGCTAGCAATTGGTAACGGGCTTATGTTGGCTCGCTTTGTACAATCTGGAGCGTTGACGGCTGCTGAAGGTGCACAAGCTGCAGCTACAATGGGAGCTACCGGAGCATTTACTGCGTTTAATGCAGTATTGTCTATTAATCCTATCTTCCTTGTAATTGGTGCTATAGCGGCACTCGTAGCCGGTTTGGTTTGGTTCTTTACACAAACTGAAACAGGGAGGCAGATGTGGGCTAGTTTTGTTGAATTTCTATCAAATGCTTGGAATTCCATTGTGGAATTTGGGACAAAACTTTGGCAGGATTTAGCAGACTTCTTTTCTAATTTGTGGGATTTAATAGTAAATGCAGCACAAACTTATTGGAATACGTTAATAACTTTCTACACTACCATTTGGTCTAAACTGGTGTCGGTTGGCCAGTTTTTCTTCAACATGCTTTTCAATGTGATTTCTACGGTATGGACATCTATAAGCTCATTTGTTAGTGATACTCTGAATACGATATTTAACACCGTTTCTAGTGTTTTTAACAATGTATGGGTTACAGTTACGAATATTTGGAATGGTATTAAAAATAGTATTTCTGATGCTATAGAGGGTGCAAAAAATATTGTTTCAAATACAATTGAAAAAATTAAAGGGTTTTTCAATTTTGAATTCAAATGGCCACACTTGAAGATGCCACATTTTACTTTTGAAGGATCGATGAATCCTTTGGAATGGGCTGAAAAAGGCGTGCCAAGCATTGGTGTAGAATGGTATGCTAAAGGCGGCATCATGACCGGACCAACTGTATTTGGGATGAATGGCAACAACCTCATGGTAGGTGGAGAAGCTGGATCTGAAGCAGTCTTGCCTCTTAACAAAGAAACAATGGGTATGTTGGCAAGCCTTATAATGGATCAGATAACCGATAAAATTGTTATTGAAGTACCAAAACAAGATTCACAACCGGTATATTTGCAAGTGGATGGGCAAACATTCGCAAAGTTAATTGTTGGGCATATTAGTAATGAGCAAGCTCAAAGAATGATTATTCTTGATCAAGGAGGTGCAGTTGGATGGTAAGAGGATATGCCGTAAATTTCAATGGCAGGAACTCTTTTGATGATATGAGGTTGATTTTATTAGGAATTGAAATAGGTATTCCTGATAAAAAGAAAGTGGTAGTAACAATTCCTTTCTCAAACGAGAGTTATGATTTCTCTTCAGTTTATGGTGGACAATTGTATGAGCAAAGAACAATAAAATGTAAATTTGAAGTTCAGAGTTCAGTAAAAACTCCTAGATTATCATTGATGACACTTAGAACTCAAGTTGTAAACTGGTTGTTTGGAACAACTGGGTTAACTCGATTCGAATATGAAGGGTTGCCCGGATATTATTTTTTGGCCGAAGTACAACAAGGTGCAAATTTTGAAACAATATGGCGTAATGGTGTACTAGAAATTCCATTTACAGCGTATCCTTTTATGATTTCACAAAAAGCTGAAGGAAGTGATATTTGGGATGATTTTAATTTCGAATTAGACGCTTTTCAAGATATTTCGTTTGTTGTCGAGGATTCTCTTGATATCTTGTTAGTGAATACGGGCATTACTTTAGCTAGACCAGAGATTTCATCGACCGCTCATATGACAGTTACGCTTAGGAATCAACAGTTTAGCATTATTCCAGGTAATCACACTTATGATTTTTTTACGCTTGATAAAGAAAATAAAATTCACATTGAAGGGAACGGACGAATTTCTTTCAAATGGTTTAAGGAGTTGATTTAATGTATGCAGTTAGTTTAATTAACGGAGCTAATGTTACGCCAATTCACGATTCTCAAGCGGGTGGGAACAAACTTTTATCTGCAATTATCAAGTTAGAAATCAATAAAGTCGGTCAGTTTAATTTCCAATTTCTGCCGAATAATGCTGGTTACAAAGCTCTAATTAAACCGTTACAAACAATGGTCCAGGTTGTCAACATGATGACTGGTAAAGAAATATTCTATGGTCGAATTGTGCCGGTTACAAACGATATGGCAGAAAGTGGTGTATTTACTTTTGCATATAATGCTAGATCTGAACTAGATTTTCTAAATGATAGCAAACAACGACAAATGTTATACCAGGGGAAAAAATCTGATTTTGTCAGAATGATTTTGAGTTTTCATAATGAAAACTTAGAGTCGTACAAAGAATTTTATCCAGGAGACTTGGCAGATTTGATCGCAACTGGCGATAAAATGGAAGCTGAAGTCGATCCAAGCAAATCAACTCTAGCGACTTTGACGGACTTGATTTTGAATGAGTATGGCTTAGAAATGAAGATTCGGAAAGAAGAAGGGAAGAAATACCTAGATTTAAAAAGAAGAATTGGTAAAGATAGTAATACCCCTATCAAGTTATCAGTAAATTTATTAACACTCAAGCAACATATTGATCCAGGTGGCATTGTTTCCCGTTTGCTAGTATACGGAAAGCGAAACAGTAAAACCAATAAGCGGATTACTATTAGCTCTGTAAATAATGGAAAAGATTATCTTGATAGAGCAGATTTGATTTCAGAGTATGGTATCAGAATGGAAACAGTTGTATTCGATGAAATAGAGGATCCTATTAAATTGAAGAAGGCTGGTGAAGAACAATTGGCATCACAAAAAGCAGTTAGTTTTCAATACAATGTTTCTGCTGTTAACTTGTCTCATATTAACCCGAATTTTGACGAATTTGAGGAAGGGGATACTTACCAGGTAATAAACCCTGTAATGAATATAGATGAACGTTTAAGAGTAGTTGCGCGTCAGATTGATTTGTTAAATGTTGAGAAATCTAGTTTGACGATTGGAGAAAAATTTAAGTCTGCAGAAGAGTGGCAGTTGGATAATATTCGTAAGCGAACTCGGCAATTAGTTACAACTAATCAGCTTAAAGAGCAACAGAGACAATTGGATGCAGTGAAAAATATTGCAAACACGACAGCTGATGCACTTGAAACTGTCAATAATACCGTGAACGAACAGTCTAGCCAACTCTTATCTACTCAAGATAAGAAAAAACTGGATTATTTGCTAATTTCAAAGAAAGTTGACTTAGATGATCTATTGAAACGAATTGAAAATCTAGAAAGGAAAGTTTAAATGGGAATTGACCAATATTTAAAAGTTATCAAGGAAGGAGTTTTTGGTCGCGATGTTCGACAAGCTATTCATGACGGTATAGAACGAGTCTATGAAGATGCAACATTTGATGGCAACACAAATATGGAAGTGGCCAAAGCTAGAGGTGCGTTTGATTTCTTGTACGCCCGTTTAGCAAATATAGATGCGCAATTAGATGGTAAAGCTGATGCTGGGAAGATTGCAACGCAATTGCAGAACATGGCTTCAGCAAGTCCGAAAGGGACATATTCTGATTTAGCGAGCTTGAAACAGGCTAAACCTAGCGGAGACACAGGAACTTACATCACAACCAATAACAAGAATTGGAATTATTGGAACGGCTCGGACTGGGTTCCAGGAGGGGTATATCAAGCCTCAGCGGTCAGCCCTTATGACACATTTGCTTTTATCGCAGGAGATAAACCAGTGAATTTCAACAACACTAACAAGACCATTGAAATCACTGGCAATAATACCTACCTCTTGCAAGGTAAAGTAAATGCAATTACTAAAGAGGTTGTCGCCTATCCAACATCATCATCTTGGGTTGTAATTGATACTATAACCAAAAAAATGAAAACCGCAGCCAATCCAGCAGCTACTGACATTATTGTTGGTGCTGTATTTAATCCTCAACATACAAGACCTCAGATTACATTTAATGGGTATTTCACAATAGATAATACTACACCAGTAAGCCCTGATGAAGTCGCGACATACTCAGATAATATTATCTATGCACCGCAAGGGAATATTGTATATGAACGTGCTACTAAAAAGCTAAAAATTCCAAGAGTTAATGTCAAGGTTGGGAAACAGGATAACTGGATCGATGCAAATGAGGTAACATTAAATGGCTCCGCAGGTTTTATCGTTTGGGACAAAGCTCAAAGAAGAATTGTGTCAGGTGATGTGGTTAATACCAACAATGTTTTGCTTGGGTATTATGATAATACTACTAGTCGTGTATTTCTCAATAGTTTTTCGATAGCTACTAAGACTAAAAAAATTGCTTGTCTCGGTGACTCTATAACTGAAGGAGTGAATGCTAATGGGTGGCAATGGCACCGTTATATTGATCAGTGGGCGAAAAACAATGGTATTGAAACGACTGTTGTCAATCTTGGAATTGGCGGAACGTCAGTATGTACATCTAGCTATGTGACAGATACTCTCAAACCATTTGTCAATCGACTTGAAACGATTCCAACCGACGCTGATATTGTTACCATTTTTGGCGGCACAAACGATTGGGGTAACAATGCTACTCTCGGAACCATTGACGATACAGGTAAAGAAACGTTTTACGGTGCTTACAAGTACATTTTAGAGTGGTTGGCAATCAATCGTCCGAACGCTAAAGTAATGACTATGACGCCATTGAAACGTTATTTTAGAGGTGGTGGTACAACTTGGGTGAATGCTCAGACAACACAAAATAACAAAGGAAACTTGTTACAAGATTATGTTCGAGCAGTCAAAGAGGTGTCAGATTTGTATGCTGTTCCGTGCGTTGACTTGCATAATGATTCTGGACTTAATCCAGTCTTAGAAATTGTTCGTACAAAATTTATGGGAGACGGTCTGCACCCAACTGCAGAGGGCAATAAGAGAATGTATCCGATTATTTTGGATAAAATGCGTCCTCTACTAGAATATGACTAAGGAGGTATAACTATTGCCGATTGAAGAAGCTGAAAAAATCGCTCAAAGTCAGGTAGCTTGGGCGATTTTGTTTATCTTACTTTTCTTTATTATCATTCGATATCTCATCAAGACTTCGGACAAGCGAGAGAAGAAGATTATGGACTTGCACGAACAATCAAAGGCCGACTCTAACAGGCGAGAAGAGCGTTTGATGACTCACCTAGAAAAGACCACTACAGAATTAACCACAATCACTCACACGGTCGGAGACATTCAAAAAGAAATGGTCCGCATGAACGACCGCATGGAAGAAATCGAAAAAGGAGAATGACACATGCAACAAATTACTGAAATCATTACAAACGGAGCAATCAGCATCCTTGTCATTTTAGCAGGAGTAGCAGTTAAGGCAGTCAAGGACTACCTGGTTCAAAAAGGTGGAGAGAGAACCATCAAAACCGTTGAAATCTTGGCCAAAAATGCGGTCAATGCCGTGGAGCAGGTCGCAGCCGAAACTGGCTATAAAGGTCAAGAGAAGCTGGAGCAAGCACGCACTAAAATCCGTGCTGAGCTTGGCAAATATAACATCAGCATGACCGACAAAGACCTCGACACATTTGTCGAGTCAGCTGTCAAGCAGATGAATGACGCATGGAAATAGGAGAGAACAATGAAGAAAAACGACTTATTCATCGACGTAGCAAGCCATCAGGGCTACGACATTACAGGGATTTTGGAGCAGATGGGAACAACTAACACCATCATTAAAATTTCAGAAAGCACAAGCTATATCAACCCTTGCTTATCTGCTCAAGTTGAGCAATCCAATCCTGTTGGATTCTACCATTTTGCGTGGTTCG